ATTCGTCTACAGTTGCAGTATTTTGCACCCATCCCCCACCGTTAGGGTGCTGATGCCACGTCTCAGCGGTAGCATCTGGAAAGATTTCTTGTAGTTGCAACAACGTCATCTAAACCACCTCCGCAATCCCATCATCTTAGCTGTACCAAGGTCTCCAATCCCCGTCAGACAACCTAGCATCTCCAAACACCCAAGCATTTCCAGACACTTGAGCGTTTCCGTACACCTCAGCAGTTCCAAACACCCAAGCATTTCCAGACACTTGAGCGTTTCCGTACACCTCAGCAGTTCCAAACACCTGAGCGCTTCCAGACACTTGAGCGTTTCCAGACAACCTAGCAGTTCCAAACACCCAAGCATTTCCAGACACTTGAGCGTTTCCGTACACCTCAGCAGTTCCAAACACCCAAGCATTTCCAGACACTTGAGCATCTTCGTACACCCTAGCATTTCCAGACACCTGAGCGTTTCCAAACACTTGAGCATCTTCGTACACCCTAGCATTTCCAGACACCTGAGCGCTTCCAGACACTCTAGCATCTTCGTACACCCTAGCATTTCCAGACACCCTAGCATTTCCAAACACCAACGCATTTTCACCAACAAAAGCCGTATCATCTACAGTTGCAGTATTTTCTACCCATCCACCACCATTAGGGTGCTGATGCCAAGTGTCTAAAGTTGCATCTGGAAAGATTGATTGCAGTTGTCCTAATGTCATCTAAACCACCTCCGCATTGCCTGCCAGAATCTCATTCGTCGTCACCATAGTCCGCAACTGCCAGCATGGCGTAAATGGCTAGAATAGCCAGCACGACGACGAATGCCAGAACGATTTCCCAGTGTCTCATCACTCATCCCCAAACGGATCGTACTCGTCCTCGACTGCTGCTGCTGGCTTTGGCGCAGCTCGGTTTGTCGATGTGTTCGCGCCTGCCTCGTCGCGTGGTCGGTCGAGCGCGTTCACGTTGTCTGCGACGACCTCGATGCTCTCGCGCTTGTTGCCGTTTTGGTCCTGCCATGTCCTCTGCTCCAGCCGACCATCCACTGCCACCAGCCGACCTCGACCGATGTACTCTGAAACGTAACGTGCGACCTGCCCCCATGCCCTGACTCGAAAGAAATCCGCGTCTGGTCCCTCTGCTGGCTTGATGCGCTTGTTGACTGCGATTGAGAATTCGACGACGTCTTTCCCGCCGCTGGTCGTCCGCAGCTCGGGATCCCGCGTGAGTCGTCCGATAAGAATAGTTCTATTTACCATTTTGTAATTTCCTGTATTGCTGTCCGATGCGTCTCATGTGCTTACATGCTAACGCATTTTTGTCTGTGATGATGTCGAGAAACTGCGGATGCTTTCGTCTCATTTGTGAGTCGTGGCAGTCGCAGGTCGTGTGTCCATGCTGATTCACATGAACCTCGTAGAAATGATTCCAGCGGCTTTCGCTACCGACGATGAACAGACACTCACCATCGACCACATCGACCAGATAGACTGGCATCCGCTGGAATCGGCGCGTCATTTCTGCCGCCTGCTGACCTCCTCGACGTACAGCCTGACATCATCAACTGTTGTACATCCCTCGTCGTTTATGGCTGCGTTGACTAGGTCGAAAATGTTCAGCGATTTCGGCACGATGGATTTTAGCCATGTGAAGTCCTCAGCAGTGCCACCGATTTCATGCCAGTCCGCCTGGACTTTCTTTCGCAGGACAGCTCTGGCATCCTCGACAGTGACCTCGGTGGGTTTCACCGCTGGCTTGGCTGCTGGCTTTGCAGGACCATGCGCATCAGTGTCGGTGTCGTCCACAATAGGAATCATCAGGTATTTGAGTAGCGCGTATTTGGTACAGCTGGTGATGGCTTTCTGAATCCCTTTGTCGTCGTTTCCTTTGGATTCGCCGAACCAGCAGAACTGATCCGTTTCGCCAGTGTCGGAATCTTTCACAGTGAATGTCATCTGCACCAGCACATGCTGACCATCGTGTGTACAGCTGCTGATGCTCGGCGTGATTTGCACACCATGCTCGACACATGCGTTTCTGACTGCAGGTAGGACGTCGTCCCATGCCTGATATTTGAACTTGAAGTGTGCGTTCAGACCGTTTTTCTCGACTGCACCGATGGACCTGCTGACTGCGAGTACCTTGGCTGCGAGTGTTAATGGCTTGGTCATTTGTCCACCACCACAATGTCGCATTTCTCGACGTCGGATGTGACCTCGAAACCCTCTGGCTGCTGCTCGATCAGGACAAGTTTCTGCGCGTCCGAAATCTTGGAAATCTGAAACTCCTCGGTGATTTTTATCGCCTCGACCCAGCCGAATTTCTGCGCGACTGCGAGTGCCAAACCTTTGTCGGCAACCTTTACGCCGCCTCTGACTGTGCGGAATTTGACCTTACCAAATGGAGTTTCGAGTGTCTTGGATTTCTGACCTGTCAGGCGACCCTGCGCAAATGCCTCGATGTGGCTGCCGTATAGATCCCGCAGGTAGTCGACGTGTGACTGCAGACGCTTTTCCTGTCGGCGGCAGTTGTCGAGAATGTACGCGTGATGCTGCTGCATGGCTGCCAGTGCATGCTCGGTGCGACCGATGCGCTCGAGCGCCGCTTCCAGCGCAGTCATGGATGTGATGCCGTCGTGACTGATTGCCTCGCACAGGATTTCGCCTGTGGCTGTCTCGACGACTTGATTTTCGATGATAGTGTATGTTCGTTCCATTTATTTCGTTCCTTTCTGTCCTGGCATCTTGCCTGTTCTGATGAAATGTTCTGCCCTATAGCGCAGACCCTGTGGGGATAAACCCGCCTCTTTCGCTATGCGAGAAAATGGTCGCAGGTTGCGCTGAATGATCAGCCACTGCGCCGCTTCCTCGACCAGCTCGTTCATGGTTTTAGTGTTAGCCATCCCACACATTATACACATTTTCTCAGAATGTATAAAAACTTTTTCTTCGATTGTCTGGGACTTTAGACCTAGATTGAACTATTTTTAATAAAATGTTTCCTCCGATTGACAAAAACATTTTCTCTTTATGTATAATAACTATATCAGCCGCGAACGATGGCTGAACGGAAAACACGAAATGTACGACGCACACACAATCAAAGCAGTTATCAAAGGTTACAAGTTTTCAATCAAAGCCAACCTGATGCACATGATGCACCTTGATTTCTCAGATAGCAGATACCAGACAATGAATCAAGAAATTAAGAAATGGGAACAAGAAATTCAAGAACTCAAACTGATGCTTAAGTAAGAATCAATCGGGCAGATAATCCCTGCCCACATCCACACACAGGAAACAGAACAATGAACAAAACACTCTACTGCGAAACAACTGGCAACCCGACTCCAGAATTCCTTATCGAACTCGCCAAGATGCTCGGCGGACGACCCTGGGCAAACCATGGCAAGTTTCGCATCTATTTCGACGAAGGTAAGAAAACACAGGTCTACCTGAACTTTGACGCTGGCTGGTCGCTGAACATCTGGCTCGAGCCATGCGGACAGACGGCGAAATGGTACGCGAATCGGAAACGCGATCTGCAAGAACAGTACACTCGCCACATTCGAGTCGCCATCGGCAGCCATCATTTCGGCGAAGCAGTCACTGCCTACTCGCCAGAGACGAATGCGGACATCGAGAAAATGGTCGCCGAGTTTACAGCTAAAATGGAAATGGTGTGCGCATGAACGAAACACTGAAAAACATCATCATCGCCGACCTGCAGAAACTCATCGACGACTCGCGTCTCGATGGCTGTGGCTGCACTAGCGGCGACTACCAAAACCCGCCTGAACAGTGCGACGCGTGCTGGGCGAGACTTGAACTAGACGACCTCATAGAATGGAAAGACAGTGCTGAACACCAGCTCGATGAATGCAATGTCCATTTGAACTGGAAAGCCTACTCGCATTACATTACAGCATGGTATCGCGCCTATGTCGCCGACATGGCTGCACACCAGCTCACTGACGAAAACCTGACCGTCCTGTTTATCTATCACACTTTGCCTATCCTATCCGTGGAACTAAAATGAACACTAAACTCTACTGCGTCATTACCAGAGACGAAAACGAAAACATCAGCAACATCCGCGCCAGCGCGACCGACCAGCACCTGGGCGACCAGGTCGTACCGCTCGCAGGACCTCTCGGCTTCCTGCTCATGTGCGAGTTTACAGGTCGGTTTTTGAGTGCCAAGCATTTCGGCGTCGACATGCTTGGACAATGGATAGGAGCAGCTGTGAACCACTTAGCCAGCTTTGACTTTCTGTGCCAGTGTGTGGAAATTGCTGAGTCTGGAAATGCCACTCACGACGCGCTCAAAGTCGCCGCATTCGCATCTGAATTCATGACCAATAACATTGAGGAAATCTTGAAATGAAATCAACCTACAACCAGAAATTGTCCGACGTCGTCCTCTCACAGGACGAAATTGATCGCATCGAAAACCTGACCGAAACCCAGCGCCAGCAGATGAACAGTGAAATGCTGCAGCTGCTCGCTCGCTCGAAATCCCTGTCGACTATCAGACATCCAGGAATGACTTGGGCTGACGGCATCTCGATGGTCCTGCTGGTCGCTGCAGTGATTTTCGTCGGAATCCTGCTGCGCTGAAAATTGACCCTCCAGAAATAAAGATAGCCGCCGATAATGGCGGCTTTTCTTTTTGTGGGATGCCCGTTATATGTCGCTTGCTGGCGGCAGTTTCGATGGCACAAAATCGCAGTAGCTGTTCACCAGCTTTTGATTCGTGGCAGTCAGCGCCAGCATGCTGCGATGTGTCGGTGTGATGCCTATCTGCTTGCTGCCGTCCATGATGTTTTTGTACGTCAGCGCCGATACTCCGATGTTGTTATTGTCCTCGGCGAAATTCAGTGCGACCAGGACATCGTTTTTCTCTAACTTTACGATTTTGGAAATCAGATCGCGCTCGATGTCCTCGATGCCATGGACGTCGATTTTCTGACCGTCAGCCGATGTGCCGATTTCGTGACCGTCCTGCAAAATGACGTCCTTTGTTCGCTTGATAACTTGCTCGGTCAGCAGATTGAAAATGATTTCGAGTGTTTTTGTTTTCAGTTCCATGTCATGCCACCTTATAGCTTAGGTTGATGCTGATTGTGTACGCGTTCGTTGCAATCGTGTTCAAGATAGTATCTGTGAACTCACCATCCGAAGTCGTGTTTGCAATTAACGAGACTCTGAATGCGTTGTTATAGCCAGTTGTCAATGTCCCCCGAGTGTTGCCAGCGCCACCCAAGAACCCGCTGCCACTGTAAACCTCGCCGCCCAATGGTGCGAATGGCAAACCCGTGACCGTGACTTTCGCCCCCGTCGTGGTCGATGTGGCAACTACAATGGTCGCATTCAAAAATACATAGTTTCCGACTCGCTGGTAGCTGCCAGTTCTCGATGTGTACGTCACCGTAACACCAGTGCCTGTGAACGCTGGAGTCCATGGTCCTTCCTCGAAATAGTTGAGTGTCGATGTGCCACCACCGAATTTCACACCTGCAGAAAATGTCTGCAGCGACGGAAATGTATTCGCCTGATTGACGCCAGCAGGCTGCCATGTGTACTGGACATCGGTTGAGTCGAGCGGATTCATCAGCTTAGAATTTCCTCGGCTTTGAGTGTCACACTTGCGCCGCTTTCCATGACTGCCCAGATGTCGAGTGATGCCGATGCGGCGTCAGTGAGCAGTGCGCCTGCCTCAGCTCTGGCTGAACATCCGATCAGCATGTCGGCTTTAGTCGGTGCTGTTGATCCTGCTGTCTGTACCTGAATGCGGACGCCGACGCCAGCAGTCACCGTGGTCGGAACGACGACTCGCCAGCCGATGCGCGTCGCAGTATTGCTGTCGAACAATTTGACTGGAGTCGTGCTGTCTACTGTGACGGAATTTCGTTTTGCTACATTGTTATATGCCATGGCTGTTCTCTCTCTTGATTATGAATCGTTATAACTCTGTGGTGAAGTAGGTCAGGCTGCCGACCAGGTCGAAGTTGCTGCCACTGCCGACGACGTTGACCTGTACGAATGCGTTGTTATGAATCAGCCGCAGCGCGCTGCCTGGCGACCATGCGACTATTTTGTCGACTGAATCGGTAGTCGAATGCGCCATGCCTGCAGCACATGGAATGATGTTCGCGAAATCAGACACGACTGGGAATGGCAGACCTCGGACCAGCAGATTTCCGCTTGATGTGTCTGACTGCTTGCTCTGGCAGCTCATGATAAAATTGATGTGGACCACATTTTGGATTTTCTGATAATAGCCGACCTGTTGAGTCACCGTGAAATTTAGGTCACCACCAGACGATGAGAGAATCGGTGTCCAGGCACCCTCACTCACAGACACTGGTGTGACTGTCTGCTGCAGCTGCGAAAACTGCGCCGTGATTGATTTGTCGACTGCTGCCATGATTTCAGTTTACACCTGTCATTTCATCAGCTGAACGTGATACCATCGTCGGACGTCCGCTGCGTCAGACTGCCGCTTTCGACATCGAGCAGCACCAGCCGACGATTGCCACCGTTCGTCACGTCCTCATCGACTGCGATGCATTCGTCATCGACGCCCGATGCGACCACTGTCAGCGATGCCTGCAGCACCGTATCTGCTCGATCAGTTATCTGTCCCTTGATGGCTGTGCCATCTATCCAATAGATGTAGCGATTTCCGTCGCGACCGATGATGAATGTCGGCTTAACGCCGTTTGCGATTGTTCTCATAAGTGTCCATGCCTCGTTTAGTGCGTCAGCTTTGTACAGCTTGATTGACTTGTTGATTTCGACGACTAGGTAAATTTTCTGATCTGTTGACTGCCGATCAATTCTGATGGCGCAGCTCGTCGCAGACAGTGCCAGCGTGTTCACTGTGGAAAATGCCAGACCGTTGTCAGACTTCCTGATCAGGACGTTTCCTGAGTTATCCACATAGGCTGCGGCATGCACGTTCGATGCGAAGTCGATGTCGAGTGAGAGTCTGCATCTGGCGGATCTTAGCAGACAGAACCAGCCATGCCATGGTCGCGCCTTGGCATAGATGTCGCCACTCGAGACAATTCGCCAGTCGGTTTCGGTGTTATCCAGAACTGGATTAAATTGCCAGATGTACCAGCCAGATGGCGGCACAGCGACAGCCGACCCTGAGTCCGCAGCTGCTGGTGTCTGGAGTTTCGCAGCTGCAGCAGCATTTGAAATCAGATAACGTCCGTCCTGCACATGGTCATAAACGACCTGGCAGTAGCTACCTGATGCTGTCCAATCGACCAGGCTTCGTTTCCTGAACGGAAAACATGCCAGCGGCGGAATCTCTGAGAATGAGTTAATCAGTGCGATGCGCAGGTCCTCGTTCGTCCCCTTAGGCAAAACGTAGCTGTTCGAGAATTTGTCAGCGACTGCGATGCTCTGTCCTTCGTATGAATCGTAAAGACTCGACAGGTCAGTCGTAATGGTCGATGCCAGTGATGCGCCGCCATTTCCCTGCACGACTCGGTATTTGAATGCCAGCGCGTCGACGATGGTATTCGGCGTTCCCATGCCTGTCAGCAGCGGCGGATCCTGGAAACCCAGAATCGGACTGTACCAGGTCAAATTCCCCCAGCGATGGTTCGGTCCGTCCGCCCACAGCATGCTGGCTGCTCGACTGTTTTCCCAGTACACCAGCGGATGTGTCGCCTCCAGATTGAATGTCGGAAAATTGATGGTCACAGGATTCGCAGGATTCGTCGGCGTGATCCTGAATCTTAATTTCGCGAACTGTCTGCCCTTGCCTAGCTGAAACCCGACGACCGTTTCTGGATTCGACATGTACGCGCTGCTGACACCAGATGCCAGCTGGTCGACACCAGTGTCGGTGATGCCGCTGATAATCGAATACCCGTTATCAATCGCCCATGTGCCAGCGTATTTCAGCTGGATGCCAGTCGGCAGGTCATACGTTCCTGGCGCGGATGCGATGTAATTTGTGGCGTTGTCTTGCCCATAGAATGAAACCTCGATTTTCGAGACGTTCGTCGTGGACCATGCCAGAATGACCTGGCGCGCTTTGGTCAGCAGCATGAACGGATCCGCCGTCCACTGCGCCATGTCCAGCTCGATGTAAGTGTTCGACCCGCTGAATCCTGTGACGACGATGTTCGCGCCGAGTGTCACAGTGCAATCATTCGCAGTCCAGACACCTGGTCTGGTCGTTGACAGTGTGATGGCGCTCGGCTGCGTCATGGTTAGCACCTTGAATCTGCTGCTGCCAATCCACCTGAAGCCACCGAAAAACGCATCGAGAAATGGCTGATTTCCATTGTCGATTTCCAGCACCGAGGAAATCTGGCTGTTCCTGGTCCTCGGATTCGATGGCAGCGCGGCATTGTATAGCCATTGTTCCTTAATCGGACCCCAGTAATCCTGCCATGGCTGCGATGCGCCGTCTACGTCCCAGTCTGCTCGATGGTATGCCAGATTCCAGTGTGGATTCACCCACGACCCTGTATAGCGCATCAGCATGTCGGCATGTCCCTGATAGCCAGCCAGCGTGTCGACGCTTGACGGAAATGTGATGGCGATGCCCTCCGATTGATTCAGGTTAGTATCGGTCGGCGCGATGTTCGTGCAGGTCCAGGACAGGACCTCGCCCTCTGGACAGCTCGGGATTGGCACCGACGGCGGCGGACATAGACAAACTGTGTATCCTTCGTATGACCAGGTCTTGCTGTAGCTTTTCCCCTTGCTCCAGTTCGCCTGAGTGTAGATGGTGTTCGGGAATGCTTGCTCAACGTTGCTGGTCGCGTTCGTGACGACCTCGAGAAAATCTGGTCCAAGATCCGCGTACACGACCTGCGACCCGCCAGTGTTGACTGTTACCGCGCCGACAGTGCAGTTTCTCGTCGCCGACCCTCTAACCTCTGGAAAATCAAAACGTCGCCAGAGTGCCTTGTAGTCCGTGTTCCATCTGACGATGGCGCGCTCCAGATTCGGTATCGCCCTGGCTGCGCCGCCATGACTTTCGCTCCAGCTCTCGACATAATACGCATCGATGTAGCCGTCGTCATACTCATCTGTACATGGATCGAGACAGTAACCCTGCACGATTTCATCATAAACGATGGTCCCGCCGCCCTCACCGACACACTCACCGACGACTCGCTGCATCAGTGCGCGGCGACCGTCATACGTTCGCTCGGTCTTGCTGTATGAACGTGTCGAGATGATGATGCTGTCGGTGTCCGCGACCGAGATTTCGCTGCCGAAACTCAGATTATAGGGACAACTGCCAGATGTCGGAATACTTGCTGTCCAGACTGCGCATGGCAAAACTGTCCATGCGTTCGTCTCGTCCTGGAATCGCCAGCCAGCAGTGATGGTCTGGTTCGCCTCTGCCTCTGTCACATATTCCATCGCGCCAGGATCACACGGATCGTACACCGATGGCGTGTATACCTTCGATGCGCTGCAGCTGCCTGTCGCGTACAATGGCGTGGCAAGATAGTCGATATAGTTCGGACCGACACCATTCGATGTTACGTCGACGCCGCCCAGCGTGGTCGACAGTACGCCGTTCACATAGACTTGCAGCGAAGTCCAGGTCGTTCGATAGAGACTGCCTGTGAGTTTGGTGTAGATTTTTAGACCGAGAATCCGAACCTTTATTGAAACTGTAGACAGAAATGCCGCAGCTCCGACGACGTAGCCACCGAATGGCGCGCCTGGTCCGTCGTATTTGACCTGCCATGCTGTCGTGCCAGCACCATCGTCGCTCGAGGAAACCTCAAGGTATATGCCAGTGTTTACATTTATCGCGTTCGGAACGTACTGCGTCTGCGCGTTCGCCGTGTGTGATTTTGCCAGTGTCCCGCTTCCTGATCCTGTGGCTGAAACCGTCGACTCAAGCTTGTACTCGATGGCATCGGTCGCGAAAATAAGTCCGTTATTTGGCATCCTGACACCCGCATGGTTTTACTGTCATGGTCGATGTCGGCGCAGCTGCGTCGGCGATGGCTTTCCACTGATTTGCGAATTTGACCAGCGCGAAAATGAAGTCTTCGCGTCTGCAATCGCAGCCAACAATTTTCAGGTCCAGCTCGACCTGCTCACCCTCGCCGCCGATGTTGATGGTGATATTTGTCATAACACATTCCGCGTGTAAATCGGCATTCGCGTGATGCTGCCTTCGATGAACCCTCGACGTGCAAGTGCTGTCCTCACGCCGTTCATGGTCCCGAATGCGACGATTTCATCGAACGATGCCGAGTTTGAATAGCCGACGATGTTGGACAAAACGTAGGTGCATGGACGCCACATCCAGTCGTCGCTGGCTGCTGAATTTGGATCTTTCTCGACGCCGCCCTGAATGCTGGTCACAATGAAATCGACACCGTTCAGCGTGACCTTGTCTGAAACCCACACTGGAAAACCTGTGACATCGGAGACGACTGGCAGCTCGACCTCAATCTCATTTACCTGCCGCGCAGGACTGCATCTGTCGTACAGCAGCGCCGCAGCCGAATCCGCCAGGTCCTGAGTCGCGAGTCCCTTGTTTATCAATCCAAGTCGTGACAGTCCGCCTATCCAGTTTGTCGGTCTGGCTGATGGCGCCAGCGTTGGATCGATGCTTGACGTGTCTCGCTTGACTGCCTGGACTGGCTGCTGCTGACGCGGATCAAAACCTGTGACGATAATTTCATTCGCCTCTGGGTTTATGTAATGGTAACGCTGCTGTCTATAGACATACCGCCATGCCTCGGCTGCCGCCTTGCCAGCTGCGATAGCATTCGCAATCGTGTCGTAAAACGTGAATTTCGATGCTGCAGCATTGATGGTCGCTGGGCTTTTCGTCGTGAACTTCGGTGTGGTCGCGCCTGGGTATTCCCCATACCACCAGCCGCCCAGATAGTCCTGCATGACCCGTGACAGGTATGACCATGCGTTCTCGCCGATGTCTGCAATTTCCGAGAAATCACCGCACAGTGCTGGCGCGATGTCGCCTGCTTTTACTGTGGATGTCTCGAGCGCCAGGTCGCTGTCACTGCCGCCGACCAGATGGACCAGCCGACGAATGACGCAGTCGCTGCTGGCATGTGAAATCAGCATGCCATCGAAAACCATGCGCTCGCGGAACATGTAAGTTTTCAGCAGCTGCGTGATGTGGCTGTTCGCTGTCAATGTGGCTCGACCGAGTGACGGTGTCGTTCCCTCGATCCATTCAATCGGCTCCGTGATGCCGTTGTGGAAAACCGTGGTCCCGAGCGTCGTTTTTGTTGGTTTGTTCGCGTGGTATTGCAGTCCAGTGATGCCGATGCCAAGCGGATTAAACAGGTCCCACCTGAGTGTCGCGCCGCCAGTCTCTGGGACACTGAAGTTCATGCGCTGCCAGTAGGTCGACAGGTTCGCCGACTCGCTCGCATCAGTGTTCGCCGACAGTGCTTTGTAGCCGCCAGAAATTCCATAAACGAACGGCGAGGAAAAACCATTTCCTGTCAGTGCAGCTTTTACGCGCAGCTGGACCTTGACGCCGTCTGGCACGAATGCCGTGGTTCCGTCAGTGTCTGTCAGCGATGCGACGACTGCGTCGGTGTTACCTGTGCGATACGATTGATTTCCGTACACTCGACCTGATCCAGACGCCCAGCTCGGGTTCGTGTTCGTTTCCAGAACCGCGCCTGTGGCTGGCGCTTCCGCCAGGTCATACAGCATGGATGCCGCATAGCCTGACGTCGCGAACTTCAGCGGCGCTGCCTGAAACTTGACAGTGCCGTTCATCTTGATCCAGAACTTTGTGGCTGGCGTGATGGTTGGATCTGTGTCGCTGTCCAGAATGTCGTCGAACACTGCGCGCACACCGTTTCCAGCAGTCGACAGCACCAGCAGCTCGCGATGGCGGCATGGAATTAGCACCAGCTCAATCAGTGTGTTTTGAATCGTCTGGCTGCCCTTCGCGCCAGACACCTGACCCTCGACGACTTTGATGCCGCCGCGCCAGACCTCGACGACGCCATCGGAGTACAGTCTGCATGCTGTGTTCGATGTGACAGATCCGCCAGCGTCCCAGCCGAATTCAGCCAACGTATATCTGCTGCCCTCTGAGTAGCCGAAAAATCCGACATAGAATCCTGTGTTTTTGGCGTACGTCGCAGTCGTGATGACCGATGTACCTTTCGCAGACGTCGGACCTTCCAGGTATTTAGACCCACCGACACCAGTGATGTCTGTGACTGACCAGGTCGCACCGAGTCCGAAATCCGCCAGACCCAGCTTGTCATACGGCGCAGTATTGCTGGTGTACCATGCGGCGTAGAATGGTCGTGGTCGCAGCATTAACGTCGATGTCAATGGATCGATGAACGTATCCGCAAAATACTGCCCAGTGTTGAAATCGTCACCAGCAGCAGAAAACCCGATTCGGTCCTGACTCTGTCGCCACTGCTCGACATCGACATCAAAACTGAATTCAGGTCGTGGCATTACACTTCCCGCCTGCTGACGTTATAGCCGATGTTTTTCGCTGAGACATTCACCATGTTACGCTCGATGGCATAACCTAACTCGACCAGCAGCGACTTGATTTCCTGAGTGCCAGACCGCCGCCGACCTGCCAGACCTTGCATTTCCTCGCGGCTTAAACCTCTCGATGCCAGACTGCCGCCGCCCAAAACTCGGTCGTTTATGTCCGCCATTTTCTTAGTGTTGTCGTTCGTTCCTGCACTGCTGTCTGCGATGTTTTTCAGCAGGTCCTTGACCGAATCGCCTGGAGTCGCAACACCTGTCGGCGCTTCGGAAGTTTTCCCTAAGTTTTCCCCAGCTGCTGCGTCTGCGGCGTCCTTGGCTTTCCTGGCTGACAGCTCAGCTCGTTTCTGCGCGATGAAATCCGATGCCGCTGTCTGACCGTATGCCTCGCCGAGAAATTTGTCGATGCCGAGTGTTTTGTCAATGAATCCCAGATGCGCCCTCAGCAGCTTAATCCCTGGGAACATTTCCGCGATTGATAAAATTCCCTCGCCGAATGCCACCATCCCGTCGTAAAAGTTTCGTAGGTATTGACCGAGTCCGACGAATGCACCAGACACATTGAGCAGATATTCCTCGACGTCCAGCGTCGCATCAGGAATGCCCTGCAGAGTGCCGACGAACGATTTCACCGCGTCACCGAAAACGTTCACCTTCGTCAGGTTTTCCATCGCGCTCGCCAGCGTTTCAAAAACTGGGACCACATAGTCAATCAGCGACAGACCAATTTGCCGCATGACCCTGTTGAACGAATCGCCCAGCGACGCGAGTTTCGCCATCGGACCGCTCGCCATTTCCTCCGCCAATTTCCCGAATTTTGCATTCACGACGACCTCGATCGCAGTGAGTGCCTGGTCGACTGTGCCTTGGAATGACCCGCCCTTGTCGAACTTCAGACCTTGAGCAGCCAGCGCTTCTCTAGAAATGCCACCTCTCGCCAGCGACTCGAAGCCTTCGCCGAATCGACCCGATTTGATATAACCGAGCGCCGAGACGAATGAATTTAATGACTCGGCATTTCCACCGAAAACCGTTCCCAGCTTCTCTGCAATCGGCAAAAATCGCTCTGTGCTAAGTCCGAATGCCTCGAGCAACTTCGCCGACTCGCCAAGTGTCGCTGTGTCGAAAACCGATGGAATCGCCAATTTGTCGATGAATGAAAGAATTTGACCTGTCCGCTCGCCGCTGCCTGTGATGGCTGTCAGTGATCGCTGCAGTGTGTCGAACTGCGTCGCTGTCTCGAGCGCCGCTTTTCCGCCGAGAACCAATGGGACAGCGATTGCAGCCACAGCCCCGACCGCTGCTCCGATAGTCCCTGTCACCAGCTGCGCGCCTTCGCCGAGTTTCTTGAGCATGCCACCGCTTGAGTGCGCCGATGCGCCTGATTTCTTGACAGCCTTGCCAGCGTCAGCCGATGCCGCTGCGACCTTTTTCGCGCCGTCCTCGAAACCCTTGGAATTCAAGACGTACTGCGACTCAACAATTTCGACTGTGACTTTTGACATATCCTAACCTACGATTATGACTTGTTGAGGCGATGGTGGCTGAACCTCGTTCAGTGCCAGAATTTGCAGGACCCTGTACTGATGATGCGAGTCCAGGTCGTCGAACCATTGACCATAGACATCGACTGCGACCCTGCATTTTGCGGCATAGTCGCGATTCAGCTCGAGTCTTTTTTTTCGTCTACGAATACCGCGAATTCTGAAGTCTTATTTGCAGCTGCGGCATCGAGCGCAGCGATGGTTCCTGCGAACACTGGTGCTGCTCTTTTTGCCAGCGTCAGCCATGCCAGCTCGTTCTGAAATTCCTCGTCCAGCGACAGCATGGCGAGCATTTTTGCCTGTGCCAGAATGCCTGCATTCGATGTGGCGACCTCTTTCCAATTTGGCAGCACAGCGCCCTCGGAAATCTGTTTCGACATCTGCTTCGCCCAGCGCGTGACCTCGTTCTCGATGCGAATCCGTTCCTCCATGTCAATCAGGATTTTGAACCGCAGCTTCACGCCCTCGACGACTGTCACCTCAACAGTATCACTGACTGGCGCTGATGTCTCGAGGATTTTATTTAGCAGCTCGCCGACCATCAGTTGTCGCCAGCCTCGGCTTTCGCCTCAGATTTTTCTGGCTGTTTTGCCTCAGGTTTTTCGTCAGCAGTTCCGCATTGGTGGTCGCGAAATCCGCCTTCAGGTTTAGTGTCTTTTTCTTTTGCCATTTGTTAGGTTTCCTTACAGTTAAAATCAGCTCTTGACCAGAGTTCCCATGCCCTTGAACGTGTACGATTCAGTCACGATGCCAGTCTCTGGAATGGTCAGCGATGCAGACTCGACCAGCGTGGTCCCAGTATACGTGCCGAGAGTCGTGATGGTTGCGACGAATGTCACCAGCGTGTCGCCAGTGAGCGCAGTTGTCCAGAGAGTGTTGCCTGTCGATGTGGTCGGAGTGCCGCGCTGCTCGAAATCGATGTTTACCAAAATCAGACCGTCGCGCTCGGTTCGCAGCTCGGCTGTCGTCAGTGTCACAGGTAGCACCAGAACCATGCCGCCGATGCTGACTGACAATGTCGTTTCAACAGCTGACAGCGTCGCATTGTTGAGCGTTTCCATCAGTGTCGATGTGTCTGCATCGAGAATCTGGAGTGTCGCGCTGCCTGTGAATTTGGTCCCAGTTGACTGGTACGTCATGAACCCATCAGCCCGACCAGAACATTCCTGCGATGCTGTCGAGATGTTGATGTTGAGTGTCCGAATTTTTGCCAGCACGTCTGCGACGATGTTCGCCACCGTCAGTGTGAGTGTGGTCTGGCGTGTGCCTGATACGTCGCGCATCAGCTCGGTTGACGCCTCGAAACTTCGTTTCACAGGTACAGCTTTTGAATGTCTGGCTGCTCCGCCCTTGCCCTCCTCGACCTGCGCTGACACCTTGAAACTGACGTTCGTGAAAACGTCTAGAACACTGGTCCCGTCGAGTGTATATGCTGTGAGATCGCCTGCGTATTTCATAACTGATTACCTGTTTCTTGTTTCATTTTGACACTTTGATTTCATGGTTTTCGGTTGCCATCGAGATACATCTGGCGGAACACTTTTCTATATGACTTGATTTTCTCGCCGATGTATCCCTTCTCGCCTTTGCCCCAGACGCCTCGACCTACCATTTTTCGAGTGCCAGCTGGCAAAACCACATAAATGCTTCCCTTGGCTGACCGACCGAAACCAGCTGTGATGACGTGCGCACCACCTGCTCGACGTTTTGTGACGTAGGCAGACCGCGTCAGATTGCCACTGATTCGACCTATAGGCAGATTCGGCGCAGACCCTTTGCGCTTGCCGACTTTTGGTCCTCGCCTGTACTGCGCAGCACCTCTTTTCCGTCCGTTCGGCGTAGACTTTGCTGCCGAGACTCCTCGACCATAGGGATGCCCCATGCGCGCCAGCCAGTTGATTCGCGCTTCGCCGCTCGGCTTTGCACCGTTCGTCACGTCCTGCATGTCTAGCCGCAGCTGCGCCCTGATTTCCTCGACAGCTTTGTCCATCGACATGCCCAGCCGTTTCATTTTCTCAGCCATGGCAAGCGCCGCCTGAGTCGTCGTGCGCTTCACTGCCATAATGTCGTGTTCACCGTGAATGTCATGCTGACGCCGCAGGAATTGTCGACATCATCGAGAGGAATCGGTGTCCAGCTCGTCACCATCGGCATGTAGCCAACGCCGCCGAATGCGGCTGCAGCTGCTGGAATGGATCCTGAACTTTCAGAAAATGGTGTCAGCAGGTCGATGAGCGCCTCGGCTTTTTCCGCCATGAGTTTCTGTGCGTCTGTGCTGCCAACTGGCAGTGCAAACTCGCCAGCGATGGTCCATGTCCACTGCTGCTCGACCGACCGACCAGCTGCTGCTCGGTCGCAGCTCTCGAGCGTTATCACAGCTCGCGGCAGCTGTGGCAGCGGCTTAGCAGCTCGACCTGGCGATGTCGACTCGACGTCCCAGGCAGTTTTAATGTGACCTGCGATGGCGTTGAAAATGTCTGTATAGTGCATCAGTGCTTGACTCCAACCGCATAAACTGCGATGTGGTCCGTCGCCAGACCTTGTTCATTCGTCTGAACCTTCTCAATGGCATATAAGTCGCCGACCCATTCGATGGTTCCGCCGACCTCGAATGTCGAACGATTCAGGTCTGTCACATCCACGTAAAACGCGAATCCGTTGGTCACATCTCGAGCAAAAATGTCGTATGCCGCGTTCGGCGACATCTGCTGCGCGCATCCAGAAATGTAGATACCTGGCGCATCTGGCGCGAATCCTTCGACCACATTGTTCGCCCCCAACCTCGCGGAAACTGCGAACACTCGAAACTGGTGTGGCTTGAACGGAACACTCACGAAATCCAATACCCTCGAGCAATTTCGGCAGCTCGTTTCCGCAGCTCTTTCACTGGATTATCTGGTGTCGAAATTTCAATCAATCCTGTTTTCAGACGACTTGTGATGCCGTCTCGACCTCGGCTTTCCTCGATGGCTCTTGCGGACGCGAGACAGTAAATGGCGTCGTTCACCTGGTCGTCGATTCCAGCAGAATCTGTGTATCCCCATGCTGCTGTGATTTCCAGCCGTATAAATGGTTTCGTTCTGAAAATCAGCTGTGTATATGGCGCTGTATAGTCTGGCAGCTGGTAGTCGTCCCACTGCACCAGAGTCGTGCCTGCGACGTTTGTGCTGACACCTGATTTCACCAGCGTCGGTGCTGCTGAAATAGGTACGGCTAAGTCCAGGACCCAGCCGCGCCTATCCGCCTGAATGTCTCGCGGATCAAAAACTTTCGTTGATGAAACCGCGAGAAATGGTCTGACTCCGACCAGCCCTTCCCATTCACCGATGGCTGAACCCAGTAGCCGCTGCGCGTCCGCGTCGGACACTTCAGCAGTTACGAATCCCTTATCGAAAAGATAAGTCGCCAAGTCGGTGTATGAGATGTAAGCCATGGTCAGAGGTTAGAGATATGAACCAGCGACGACGACAGGATTTGCCGCGTTTTGGTTCGTAGTTGTCACCTGTGTCACTGGGAGTGCGCGTGGTCGAGCGTACGCCTTGATTCCAGAAATAACCGCGTTCGCAGTGTTTCGGTCGATGGCGACTCGGATGTATCGGTTTGTCAATTCCGACAGACAGATGGTGATGGTCTTGTTGGTATCAGCATCCGTGTAGTCGTACTTGGCACCTGTAATGTTGGTCCAGCTCGAGTTGTTGTCGCTGCGCTGGAGTTGGAATGTACCAGTTCCAGTCGCAGTGATTGCGCCCATGTCGATGACGACGTTGAGTGCGCTGTCAGCTAGACAGTCGATGCTGCTGGAGTTGACGTCAGTCGTACCTGCAGCCAGGTTTTTCGTAGTCGCAGCAGTTGCGTCTGGAAAAACTGTGACGATGTTAAACGCGTTAAAAGTAGCCATTTTATGCTTTCACCTTGAGTCGTGAGAATGCCTCTTCGAGAACTGGCGCACCATCGCTGAATTTATGCATGACGTAGCCATACTCGCCAGCGGATGCGTACGGATCCTCAACCAATACTTGCACAGCAAGATTGAGGAAGTCGTAAATGTGATAATACTGGAAGTCGCCGAAAACGACAGGATAGTTGCCAGCTGTAAATACAGTTGGTGCGCTTTCCGATTCGTACAATGGTCGACCCTTGAGAGTCATCGGTGTACCGACGGCGAGAACGTTTCCAATGCCAGCAGATTCGGTGAAAATGTACTGGTTCGCGCTGTCCTTCAATTTCATGACCGTAGTCACGAACTGTCGGCTGCCAACCCAGCTTCCTCGGTTTCTGATGGTCGCTTTTACGTTCATCATTGTCGAGAGAATGTCGTCTGCTGCGATGGTTCCTGAACCTGCAGTTTCGATGTCTCGAGCAGTCGAGATGCCGTCGTTCGATGCAGTAAAAATGCCTAGCCATTGACCAGTGCCATTTCCTGTCATTGCTGCAGCTTCCTCCTTGAGTCGGACGCTGTAGTCCAATTCCTCCGCCAGCCACTGCTCGACATCAATCACAGACTGCTCGATGAGTAGTCGGCCGTTGGATGTTTTAACAGTCACTCGGTGCGGCTTGAATTCACGCTGACCTGTGGTCACGTTGGTCAAAATGGCTGTCTCTGCTTCGCCTTGCCAGTATGATGTGGCTCGGTTGGTTTGCCGCGGAACGGAAACATTGCCTCGAATGGTGTTTACGCGGCAGATTTGTCGCATGAAAATCGGATCGTTCACTGGCTTGATAATCTCGTTAAGGATTACCGTCGGGACCAAAAATCCGCCTGCAGTGTTCGGATTAACCTGTTGCTGCGCTCGGATGTTTTGGACTTGGCTGCTGTCGCCTCGCAGATACTGGCGCCATGCTCGAACATTGCTGTCCTCGACATCGCTTGATGTCTTGGCGCCCATGATGCCAGGCTGATTTCCGCTTTGCATCATGAATGATCGTGCTGATTCGATTTCTGCTCGTTGCTCGAGTTCTTTCTTTGCGTCTAGCATGTCTGCAGCAGCTTGGTCGAATCGTGCTTCTACGTCAGCTGGCATCACTGCTTTACCTTCGTATTTAGCTCGGGTTTCGTCCAAAAATGCGACAGCATTCGCTAGTTGTTGATTTAGCTCATTAACTGATTTCATTTTTGTTACCTCAATTTGGCGAACTTTTCCGCCTGTCGCTCAAGTGCAGTCGGTGCGCTGGCTGCCTGAATCAGGCTGTCCAGCTTGCCGCGCAGCTGCTCAAGTTTCTCGATGGATGTTTTGCCGAGTGTTTTGTTTTCGCTCGACCGCAGCTCGAAAACTTCGGTCGCGCGCTTGGTTGCTGATTCGATAGCATCATGAACTAAATCGAGTTGATCAGCGAGAGTCATGCCAGCATGAGCAGACCCTAAATCGTGTCGGACGGCTGTCGCCTCCGATTCGGGAACCGCAGGAAAATTGACCTGCGACACTTCAAAAATTTTCGCGATTCGAGTTATCAGATAGCATTCACGCTGGCATTTTCTGATTGATTCGACATCGAACGCATTCAGGTCCATGTTCATGGTCGCCGCCATTTCAAGCAGCGCGTCGCCGTTTTGCAGTTCAACGTAATCCCCAATGTTGAATCCGATAGACAGACCGACTCGCTTGCCAGCAGCCAGACGTTCCATGGCGACTGTGCGAGCATCCTGTGCATCACCTGTCGTGTGATAGTCGACCTCGACCTCGATGCCTGCGCCATTGTCTACGGCTGACCGAATGTAGCCGATAGCCAGGTCGTCGGCATCGTGTGCAGCCAGGAATGAACCGTTCGCGACGAAATCTGGCAGTGCAGCTGTGGCGGACCCTGGCGCGAACACTGTCATGTAGGAATCCATTTTCCCGTATGCAAGCGCCGTCCCCTTGAGTCCTCCTTTTGATTCGACCGCATCGTCCATGCGCAGGTCGAATTGTCGATGCTGAATTTTTGTCATGTTCATCTGCCTGTTTTGCTCCTGATCTATGATGTAATTATAGGCATCTGTAAACCATGCCTTCGCCGTCCTGCCGCCCCACAGTAGTGCAGCCACATACGCTGGCGAGTCCTCAGGTTCATCCAGGAATCGTTCATTCCGCGCCCACCATCGGTAACCCTTGCGAATCTTGTTTTCGGTCTGCTGCTCACCAGCTGCCATCGAGCGCGCCTCTTTAATGGTCGCAGGTTCCAGCCCATCACCGCCCATGCCCTGCTCGAACATGTACAGTCCTCGCTTGCATGCATTTTGTACGGCTTTTGGCGGATAGAAAATTTCTGGCATAGTTTAGACCTCGAGCGTAACTGGCTTAATCGAGGATACCTTCTCGCCATTCACCTCAAATTCCAGATGGCATTTGCAGTTTCCGAGGCATGGTGTCGAGCATGCGCCTGGTGTCGTGAACAGGTCATCTGGGAAAAATGGCGACATGCCAGCCAGCGCAGGACAGTCCTGACAGTGAATTTCCACAGCTCCGAGAACCCACGTGATTTCAGTTTCAATCGGCAAATTGTCGACCGCTGCCTGACCTGCAATCCCTCTGGCTTTGCCCATGTATAGACGCTGGCGCTGCAAAATCAGGTCCTCGCGCAAGTCCCCGAATTCGTCGTCGTACCTGCCATCAAGAATGTCGTCGATGAACCCCTGAAGGTAGTCGGCATCGACGTCGGCGATGGATTGACCAGCCAGGATGTCCTCGGTCCCGAATTCTGTAAATAACGCTGTCGACACCTGATCCCTGCCTATCCAGTGCGCGTTCGCGTTCGCCTGGAGTATTGCGTCGAAAAACGCGTCCGCCCACTGCGTCTCATCGATAACACCATTAACCAGCCTGCTGGTCGCTCGTTTCGATGCGTTCCAGTTGAAATTCAGCATGTCCTCGAACCATGCCTGATGGCTTCGATTTCCTGGCTGATTGAATGCCGATGGCAGCGCCCTGATTTGGACTGGCTTCGGTGTATAAACCAGCACCCTTGTCGCCAACTGATCGTAGTGCGACCCTAGATGGCTGACACTGTGGCGGCTGGTTTTACACATCGGATTTCAGTTGAACGTTTTCGAGTGCGCGCAGCTGCGCAGCTGTGTACCTTGCGGACCTGGTTGCAGGAATCGGCGCCATGAGCGCTGACATGTCGAACCATGTGCGACCGTCCTCCAGGTCAGTGATGAATCCGAGTGCCTTTCTAAACTCACCTCGAGTCGATGCGCCAGCCTTGAATGCTTTTTCAGCTCGGTCGTATTTGGCTGTTACATCCTCATCCAGTTCTCTATAGCAGCTGTAGTTAAACGCCAGCATCTGATTATCGCTGAATGCCACACCTTCCTCGAAAAACGCCTTGTCGAGTGTGCTGGAAATAATCGAGAGTAGCGGCAAAATGGTGTCCTCGATGAATGCCTCACGCGCCTCCGACATGTTGTTGTACGTTTTGCTGTCAGATGGCAGACCGAGAATCATCGGATCGACGCCCAGTGCAGCCAGAATTTCTGTCATACCATGAACTTTCTGCTCAATCGCTTTGATGTCGGTCGGCGACATGGCGACTCTGGTGATTTCAAACGCGCCTGGCAGGTCCATCGCCTGACCTCGTCGGTCCCGCGTGAATGACTGCCACCTGTCGCGCATCGACTTTCGCTGCTCTGTTGATGGCTCGAGTGCGTTGGAATCCTTCGGACTGAATATCACACCTGGAATGCCCATGTTCGACATGAGTGTGGCTGCATAGTTCGCCGCCTCGTTATCGCTGACTACCTGCCGCAGACATGCCATGAGCGCCGACATTCCCAGCGCTGGATTGTTGGTGTCGACCATGCCATCGCGGAAATGGATAATTTCCGACGGCGCGACACTGAACTGTTGACCGCCGCCGTATGGGAAAATTTGGTATCGCGTTATCAGCTCGTTTCCATTGTTCGGCGAACCATCGACATGCGTGTCCGACTTTGGCTGCACCTGAAACGGCATCAATGGCGCCAGTCCGATCATCAGACCAGTTTTGTTTCTGCGCTTCAGCAGGTATGCGTTTCCGTACACCTTCAGGCTGCAGGAAATTGCCTTCATCAGTGTATGCTGGTCGAGTCCTGGCATCGGGTTAGTCCATGCGAAAATTCGATAGTCTGGCGAGTAGACGACCGCGCCGTCTGGCTGAACTGTTTTCAGCTCCAGCTTTGGCTGCGCGACTTTCTGTGCAATCTTGCTGATAGCGATGGCGACAGTGCTGTTCGACTCGATGGTCCCTGCCTCGCTGCGCCAATCCCTATCTGTGGCTCCGTAGCGCAGGTATCCGCCGAGCATTGATGATGGACCGACGTATTTGTCGCCCACAAACTCAAAGTTTTTATTTTGTGCTTTCGGTCGAGCAGCTCGAATTTCTATGCCAAAAATTTTCATCGTTTACCAGTCCCAGACATTTTTCGTTTTGAACAGCTCATTATATGCACCTGACCCAGCGTCGACCTGGTCGTCGTTTTTGCCAGTCGGAAACTGCCGCAGCTCATCGACGAATGCCGTATTCCATGGTCCTCGCACCAGTGCCACATTTCCTGCGTTCACCTGTGATGCCAGACCATCGGCGCGAAGCTCTTTCGACCCTGTTTCCCGAATGGCTTTTATATTGTATCCGTTCAATAATCTCACAAAATTCAGTGCTGCGTCCTTACCTGCCGACCCAGGATCCTCAGGAACGACGATGCGAACCTGCTGACCGTCTGCCTGCGCCACCTGCTGCATCACTGCGTTTCTCTGATCCGATGCCCACTGACCACGAATGACGTCGAGAATGTAGATGCGACCTGCCTGGTCCTTGCCGAGTTTCACACCTGCTGTCCAGTCGCCCTTGCCACTGCTGGCTGCGACGTCCCATTTCCTGACCAGCTCGACCATTGGCGGCACGTCTGCTGCATCGATGTACGCGAATCGGTCAACCTTAAAAATCGCGCCTTCTCTTATGCTCGGACGTCCTTGGAATAGCGCTTGAAAATTGTATTCACCCATCTGCTGGCGAACCTGCTCGAGGAATGACAATGGCTTCACTTCCTGCCACAATGCCTCGCCAGGCTGTCGACCGAGTGCGTCGTTTTCCTCGGCGATTGCTGGCAAGTTTATAAATGTCCAGCTGCTGTCTGCTTGATCCTGCAGCCGTCCAATCAAGTCGTCATGATGCCAACGCGTCGCGATGACGAATGCTTTGGTCCTTGGATAAAATCGCTGAACGATGCTGCCTTGCCACCAGTCCCAGATGTTTCCTCGCTCAATGGCTGACTCTGCCTGCGCCCTATCCTTTATCGGATCATCGCAGACCAGCAGCGAAATCGGGTTTATACCTGTCGGTGCGCTCCCAACTCCTCTGGCGACCAGCCTGGCGCCATTAGTCAGCCGCCACTCAGACATGGCATTCGACGATTGATCGAGTATCCCCAGCTCGGCTGCCAATTCCCTCGCAGGTCGGCTCAGGTTTCGGTCGGCGAAATCCTGCGAGTAGCCAGTAAAAACGATTGCGTCTTTTGGATGCCTCTGCCCCCAGTAGACTGGCAGCCTGGTCGTGATGGTCTGCGATTTGCCGTGTCCTGGCGGCATGCTGATGGCGACGTTCTGCAGCTCGCCCTTGATGACCTTGTCTGCGATGTCGCACAGGTATTCGATGTGCCTGGGAAAACCGTAGTCCGCAGGTTTTCGCAGCTGATACCACTGGCTGAACGTCAGATTATGCTGCTCGATCGCCAGCCGCAGCGCCAGCTCACGTCGACTTAATTTGTTTAATTCGTTCAAGTTCTGCCAGCATCTCCTCGACGCTCATGCCGTTTATGTCCTTGCCGTTCGTCGTGATGTCCACTTTGTCCTGCTTGCTGAAATCTGCTGGCCGTCTGCGCTCCAGATACCATGCGGCAGCTTGCCATGTCTGACCACTGGCTGCGTGAATCACATTCACATAATGCTCGATGGCTTGCTCCTCGGCTCTTTTTATGGCGTCAGAAAAGTCAGGAAATTCATTTAGATATTGATAAAATGTTTCCTTCGAGATGCCAGCACATATGGCTGCCGTGGTCCGCGTGTTTCCCTGTGACAGCGAATAACAGATGCGCTCGATGATTTCTGGTGTGTACTTGCTCGGTCGTCCTCGCCCAGGTCGTTCGTCAGCTTTTAAGTTTTTCTTAACAGCTGGTTTTCGCTTCGGTTTAGCCGCTGGTTCTGGTTTTGGTTTCGGCATTGATAGAGAGTACCTCTAGTGCCAGCGACCCTTTGTGATCGACAGATGCAGCGCCGAACCTTCCCTGATCCACTGACCCTGAATCAATTTGTAGCCCTTGGCAGCCATCGCCTCGCGCTGTTTTCGCATTTTGATTCGCCTGGATTCGCGCCTGGTCATAGCTTTTCTTTTTCAATAATTTCGGCAGTCGCTCCGAATCTAGCAAGTACCATTTTCCCAATTAGGATCTGTTCATCGGTCAGGTCGCTTAAATTCCCCTCGAGCGTTAACACCTGACGCAACTTGACGCCTAGCAGACGCACAACTTTCTCGACAGGTCCCAGTACTGGATGCCACAGCTTCAGGTAGTGCGTGGTCATTGTACGGCTGCACCGAATCCTAGCGCAGCAGCAGCTCCAGACACTGCGCCAGCCAGCCAGCGTTTCGCTGCCAATTTGAAATCGAAATCAGGATTCGGCGAGACTTTCCATGCGTTCAGATCTACCATGATTGCCGAAAGGAGTCCAGAGAATGCGCCTGCGATTACATTTTTCACGATGATGTTCATGATGTCTGTATTATGGCTCTACAAAATCACCCTGCTCTGGCATGTGAGCGTCGTCTTATATTTGACACATTTCTCGACATGGCGCAGCTCGATGATGGCTCCGCCCATAGGCTGCGGCGAGAGATTCCAGCCTGCCGCATAACTCGGACGTGTGCGCTCATGAATGCCATAGGTCGACAGATAGCTACCTGTCATGACGCAGGTAACTGGCAGCTCGACGACTCGGTGGTGCTGCGAATCATAGTGCATTTTCATGTCCATAATCGCGTACCTGTTATGCTTATGTCCCAGCCAAAGCGCGTCGACATTCGTATGCCATGCCATCATACGCTGAAAGTCGGTGACACCCTTCGTCACTGGCGCAGCTCCACCAGCACCATGGTGTCGATAGAGTGTCCAGCTGGTTCTTTTATTTTTCCTGAATATCTGGATGTTCCAGAATCCACACCATCCGCCAGCGATGATGTTCACATTTGGCAGCTGATTGAGTCGGTCGATTAAGATTGATGTCAGACAGATGTGATGCCGTTTTTCGACATGTGCCTCATGGTTTCCGATGCCAATGCCCTCGATGTGCTGCGCGTATGGCTTCAGGAATTCGTACGCCATCTCGAGCGCTGCGTCCAATGGTGTCGACCCTAGCTGCAACAGCTCAGGATCCAGTGCCTTTAGGTCGAATCGCTTGATGTCCGATGGCAAAATGGCGTCCCAGATGTCGCCGTTTAGGAATATCTTGGCATCCAGATTCGACATCACATCGAAATCGTTTTTGAGCGCTGGCTTGTATAAACTGCTCGACCCAAAGTGCAGGTCGGAAATCAATCCCAGTCGAACAATGTCATGAACCGACGATGTGTGAACCTGCGTAATGTGGTTTCGCATGCCTACATTTTGGCTGTGTATAACTATGTGGATAACTTATCGATTATGGTTTCGGTCGTTCATCAGTGTCTCGACATGCGCTGACAATTTCGCCAGATGTGTTTCTGTGCGATGCACCAGCTGCTTCATATCGACGTGGTCTGCTTCAATTTGCGTGATTTTCTGCTGCAGTTTCCCGATGTGCAAAATGCCTGCGACCATGGGGATTAACCATGCCCAAAATGACGACAGCGCGCTGCTGATGTGGGAAATGGTTTCGACGCCCTGCTGCTGGCTTTCTGGCGCTGGCATTAACGCAACCTCCGACATAGACCTGTCCAGAATTTCAGCCTGACCTCTCGATCACGAATCACTGACCGATCATGTGGATTGTCGAGAAACCCGATTTCAGCCAGACATGCTGGCGGACCAAAATCGAGAACAGCCAGACGAGAATGCTGGCTTTCCGACTCACGCTTTAGACCTCGGCTTTTCAGACCTGTCGCCTCGACCAGGCTGTCCAGCACCAGCTGTGCGAATGCCCTGTCGGAAATGTCTCGATAGTAGACCTCGACGCCCGTGGCTTTGCCGTCGGCTGCGTTGCAGTGCAGCGACAGGAAATGCGTGCAACCATTTGCCGCGGCGACATCATCACGTCTGCCAACTGGCATTTCGTCGTTATTATCGTCCCTGGTCAGGAAATGCTTGATGCCGTACTGTGGCAGGACATACTTTCCAGTTAGCGCCCATTCCAGTGCGACGTCTGTTTCTCTGACACCAGCTGCGATTGCGCCTGGATCAAACACATCATCGCGCTTGCTTGACATGCCGTGCCCAGGATCAATCGCCAGTTTCATACAGTGACCTCGGTAGACGGATGCAGGCTCGGTCTAACGTCTGGAAAATCCAGCACCTGCTACAGAACACACTACTACCGAAATAAATTGTACTCCTAGAAATCCATCGAGTCCTGATGAATTGACAGACGTTTTTCCATCATCTGCTGCGCTTTATCAATTACAGCTGCAGCCGACATCATTTCTATCGCACCACCAATGGTCACCAGCACATGCTTTTCACCACTGGCGGCTGTCTCGATGGCATGGATTCGAAATCCGTTCTGCCTTAATTCTTTGATGGCATCGCTCAGGTCAATCATCGACCAGCTCCTCCTCGTCTCGGATTTCCTCTGCTGCCTGCATTTCTATCAGACGCGCCTGCGTTTCTGGTGTCAGGTATCGATCATCGTTCAGCCACCATTTTCGGTGGTCCACCACGTTGCTGTTAAACATCGGTTTACCTGTCGAGAACTTTTCCATGTCGTATCAATCTTTCCCATTTCATTTTTGCATACGGCTTATTCCCGTCGAAATAGCCATCGTGCCTGAATGCCCCACCGAGACCGAGACAGGCAGACTCCAGCACCAGATGCTTGACCAGCGTTTTCTCGCGATGCTGCCAGCTCTGCTCGCTGAATTTTTGCGTCATAAATCCTCCAGCTTCAGCATGTTCGCGACCAGTGATTTCGCATGCTGCAGCTCGTCGGCTGTCAGCTCGCGCGCAGGTTCTGGTGTCGGCAGTCCCAGCTGTTTTCTGGCATGGTCAATCAGGTGTTCTTTCTCAGCCTCTGGAATGCTCCGCCTGATGTCGATGGTGTGCGCAATTTGATAACCAAGTTCGTTCTGGCTGTAGCTGATAGCCAGCGTCTGAAACTCGGCATGCCATGTCTGCAGACACGCCTCTCGAAACTCTGGCGCTGATGGAAAATCCATGGATGCTGGCGACTGCTCGCCACCCTTCCAGACCCAGACCTGTCTGCGCATGTAGCGCATGCACGTCGACTGCACAATTTCCTTCGTGATTTTCGGTTCGTCAGCCATCAACAATGCATACAGTTTCGCCTTCGTCTGCATCTGCTCAAACGACCAGTCGCCGTAGGTTTTGTACCCGCCGTCAATCAGGACAGCGAATGCTTTAATGAGTGTTTTGGTGAGTGTTGGTGTGTTCATTCTAGCTCCTCGATGCTGCTGCCAATTCTGGCGAGCATGCTGTTTCTTTCGTTCGCTCCAGACCTAGTGCGCCCAGGTCGTTCACTACGTTCTACCTTCTCTGGGAAAACTCCCTGCCAGCCGTTCGCCAGCGATTCGTCGAGTGCATCGGCTGCCAGCTCGGCATCGTGCTTGGACAACTTGTGCAGCAGCGCCTTGCCGCCCACAGCAGAAATCGGTTTTCTCATGTCTCGTCTGTGCTGCACAAATGCCGACCAGCTCGCGAGAAATCGGTCATCTCTCAGACACTCAGGAATGTCCCAAACATCACCCGAGTCTCTAGACATAGATTTATCTATGTCTATATATGTTGTTGTTTCTGTTGTTGTTGTTGTTGTTGTTGTTGGGCTTGGGCTTGCTATTGGCTCGGTGTTAGCTAGCCTTAGGCTAGCCTTAGGCTTGCTTTTGGCTTGCTTTGACCTAGCCTTCGGCTTGCCTGTAGCTACCTGCCTTTGACGTTCAATATAGGTTAAACTTGCCTGCCTTTGCTCATCAAGTTTCTCATTGATTCCATCGGGAAAACACAGGTCATAGAATGGCTCGAATGCGGATTTTTCCTCTGGTGTCAGGCGTAAAATCGCAGCTGCATCATCGTAAGAATGTAAAAATCCGTCCTCCCATTGCAGGTCGAGCAGTGCGCGATATACACCCTGTGCAGTGAATGACATGCGGCGGACAGTGCTGCTCGCGAGGAAGTCTCGCGGATACCATTTATAGTAGCCCAGCGGCGTCGCCGATTTTGAATGCCTGGAATCGCCAGACTCGTTTTTCGTATTCATTTTGGTTCCTTTACCTGACAGGTTTTCAGATGTAGAAGGAACCAAACCATCCTACTCACCTGCTAGGTTTTGTTATTATATCAGACTTTCTCGATTTTGATCGTCACACTCGATTCCTTGTCGTCCGTCCGACAATGCTCGAATGTCGCGCCGACGACCGTGTTGAAAGTATCACCGTCGATCACGCCAGCATTCACGAGCGCGTCCTCGAGCGCCTTGATTCGGTTCGACAGGTCGCCGCGAAATGTGGGACCGAGATTGAACATGTAGTGAATTCGGACAGGACCACTGACAGCTCGGAGTGTGAGCGCTAGGTACAACTGGACACTGTCCTGCCATACCTTGTACGCGCCAGTTTTCCTGCGTCCCTTGCCTGGGACATTTGCGTACATGTTGTTCACGCTCGGTCCGATGGTAATGGTGGTCATGTCCGATTTTTTCATGCGCCGTCGTCCTCTATTTGTCTTGCTAGGTCGACCAGTTTCTGCTCGCCTATAATGTCGATTTCATCGCCGCAGGTCAGCTGCCAGACGCCTGGTCTGACGACATCGACCGACAGGTTTTCCTGCTCGCTCAGAATTTCGATGGCACGTCGGACAGTCATTCGTCGTCCTCCTCTTTCTTGCTCAGTGCCATAAGTTCTGTTGCAGCTTCCCAAGATTTTAAGGCAATTTCTTCGTATTGCCGTTTCACTCTTTGACCTCTTGGTTGAATCGACCCAGTCATTTGGTATCCCGTATTTTTGTATAGCAATGACGCCATGCATTGTCCCGCAATTATCAGCTTTAATTCTTTCTCGCTCATTTCTTCTCCTCCGCTGGTAGTTCTGGTTCCCACACCCAACCATTATCGGTGGGTTGAAGTATTCCTAAAATCTTCATTTCTTCATCCTCCATTTATTTTGTAAATCTTCCATTTTTATTGTCCCATTCATCCCAGTGAGCGTTTACGACTTTGCCGCCACCAGAGCACTTGTAGTCTCCGATGATGTACTCCATGTCTAGAATTGAAGGAGCTTTCTTGCGGCATTGGTTCGAGCAGACTTTGAACTGTCTTGCACCAATGTCTTGGTGTCCGACTGATCCGTAGAGATGCGAATTACTCCCCCATTCAAATGGTTGCTTGCAAACATCGCAGTGGTAAACCTTGATGGTTCTGGGAGTAAATTTGATAACATTGCTCATTCCTCCTTCTCCCATTTTGTATACGTTTCGGGGATTTCCATTTCTCTCCATTCAGACCTAACTTTGTGCCAAAGCCCAATAGGTATACAATTGGTTGACATGGTTGTTCCCGCACATTGAGATTCAAAACCAGCTTCATTCCCGTCTGCATCATGCCAAGGTGCATCACCCCAACCAAATAAATGATTCATTATCACTTCGATGGTAGGGTCTTTTAATTTAGGTGATTTTAACCAAACTTGATACCACGCAAGCGAAGTGGCACACTTAAATTTTTTACCGCACGATTGACATTCTACTTCCAGAAGTAGAACCCAATCATTGTAGATTTCGGCGGTGTCTTTTGGATTGAATTCGTAATACCTTGGAACTCCGTGTTGGTCAATCCAGTTTGGTGTTCCAAGTTTTTCTCTAATATCTTTGTAAAGTGGGTACATTATTCCTCTTCCTCCAAAATTTCAACGCAACGGAACTTTGCCTTCTTGTTATTCTGGTGAGCAAACCCATCGTCTAAGCAATACAACGGATGCCACCTCCCATCGTACTTAGCAAACGTTTCCTCAAACTCAATCGGCGTTGGCTTCACTTTCCGAAGGCACTTGATGCCAAGGAGTGTAAATGCTTCTTGTCGAATGTTTACCCATTCGTTTACATCAATTAGAATGTCAATCCAACCGTAGTCAACAGACTTTATAACCATGCCATCTCTCTCTTTTATCTCATGCACACACCCGTTTATCTCAACGTGGGTTGCGTCTTCCAATGTGACTTCTTCCCATTGAATCATGATGTTATCTCTCCTCCAAACACCTCAGTATCTCCAGACACTTGAGCGTTTCCAGACACCCAAGCATTTTCGTACACCCTAGCATTTCCAGACACCTCAGCATTGCCAGACACCAAAGCATTTCCAGATACCTTAGCATTGCCAGACACCAAAGCATTTCCAGATACCTTAGCATTTCCAAACACCTCAGCATCTCCAAACACCTCAGCATTGCCAGATACCTTAGCATTTCCAGACACCTCAGCATTGCCAGACAACCTAGCATCTCCAAACACCCAAGCATTTCCAAACACCTCAGCATCTCCAAACACCTCAGCAGTTCCAAACACCCAAGCATTTCCAGATACCTTAGCATCTTCAAGCACCAAAGCATCTCCAAACACCCTAGCATTTTTACCAACATAGGCAGATTCGTCTACAGTTGCAGTATTTTGCACCCATCCCCCACCGTTAGGGTGCTGATGCCACGTCTCAGCGGTAGCATCTGGAAAGATTTCTTGTAGTTGCAACAACGTCATCTAAACCACCTCCG